TTCCATATCGGCGCCAACAACGCCAAGCTGATCAGCTGGTGGCACAGCGTCTACCACACGCCGATGCGCTGGCTGCCGAACATGTACGACCTCAGCGCGGCCCAGACCGTGCCGCAGCGCTGGACGCCGGGCAAGACGTTGCGGATCGGATCGTTCGGCGCCACCCGGCCGCTCAAGAATATTCTGACCGCCGGTGCGGCCGCGCTCGAGATCGCCTCCCGCCTGCAAGGGGACCTAGAATTCTGGGTGAGCTCGGGTCGCGCCGAAGGCGGCGGCGACACGATCACCAAGGCGTTGCTGGCGCTCTACGCCAATCTGCCGACGGCCAAGGTCGTGCAGTCGGGTTGGCAGTCCTGGCCGGCGTTCCGCCGCGTCGTGCGCAGCATGTCACTGCTACTGCAGCCCAGCTATACCGAGTCATTTTGTATGGTGGTAGCCGATGGCGTCGCCGAAGGTGTGCCATCGGTCTGCTCTGATGCAATCGACTGGATTCCGAGGCGATGGCAGGCGACCGATGACAACGCCGACGATATTGCCAATGTCGGGATCAGCCTGTTGCACGACCCGAACGCGGTCGCGGCCGGGCTGGCCGCTTTGAAGGCGCACAACGCGGCAGCGCTTGCCGCCTGGTCGGCGATGCTGACGACGCCGCGCCCCATCATGTGAGCCGAGCGCGCCGGCAAGTAAATTTTGATCGGAGGGTCCGATGGCTACTGGCGATCTGACCAGCCTTGCCAACGTCAAGCAATGGCTCAACACGACCGGCACCTTCGGCGCGACCGATGACACGATGCTGACCCGGCTGGTCACCGCGGCGAGCGGGTTCCTGGCGCGCTATCTCGGCCGCGATGTCGTGCTGACCAATTACAGCGAGTTGCGCGACGCTTACGGCCCGGCTTCGAACAGCTTTGTGTTCGCCAATTTCCCGGTGCAGCAGGTCTATGCCTGCGTGGTCGCCGGCGTGTCGATCCCGCCGATCCCGCAGACCAGCGGCACCTTGACCACCAGCGCGCCGACCGCGGCGGGCAACGCGACCCTGCATTTTGCCGGTCCGGTGCCGAGCTGGATCGTCGCAGGTTTGGCGCTCACCGATCCGACGACGCTGAACGCGATCCAGCCAAACACCACGGTGCAATCGACGACCTCGACCACGGTAGTGATGAGCCAGGGTGCGGGCAGCGCTGGTGTGCAGTCGGGCGATCTGATCGTCTTTGCCCCGACCCCAGGCTCGCTGGTCAACGCGCTGCCGACGACGTTTTATCCACCGGCCGGCTACACCTTCACGCCGACCAGGCTGGTCATCACCGGCTATCCGATCCCGCGCCTGCAGCAGTGCGTCAGCCTGCTCTACCAGGCGGGCTATGCGACGGTTCCTGACGAGATCGAGCAGGCCTGCATCGAGCTGGTGGCACTCCGCTACCGCCTCGAGCGCCAGCACCCGGGCGTGGTCGCCGACCATATCGGGACCTCGGCCGGCGACGGGGTCACTTACAGCCAGAAGGATATGAACCCCTGGATGAAGCGGGACCTCGAGCAGTTCAAATCGGTCGTACCAGTCTCACCAATGCCAAGGGGGTTTTGATGGACGCTCCGCTGCAGGAGCACGAGATCCGCGCGCTGCCACGCTGCGCCAATTGCCCATTTGCCGAAACCGACAAGGACGACGGCAAGCTCTATTGCCACGAAAGCGCGGTAAAGGCCCAGGCGGTCGTCGTCGTGCGGCCGCCGGTCGAGAAAAAGCCGGTCCTCACCGCGGCGGGTCATGGGATCCCGCCCAAGCCCGACGTCGTCGTGCTCGGCGTCACCAGCTACTGGCCCGAGGTCCAGCCCGATTGGGCGTGCTGGCAGCACCCGCGCCGCCAGGCCGAACGGCGCCGGCTGGAGACCGGTTTATGATGCTGCTGCTCGAACTCTCACGCGGCCGGCCGGATATCCCGGCTTCGCTGTGCAACCCGATCGAGGCCTGGCTTTACCAGTCGCACGACGTGATCGAAGCGGCGATCGGTGACGTCGCTTTTATCCAGGCCATCGAAGACAGCGCTCGGGTGATCGCTGAGTCGCTGAGAAGAGGCGGTCAGATCATGATCGCCGGCAATGGCGGTAGTGCGGCCCAGGCCCAGCACTTCGCGGCCGAGCTGGTCGGCCGGTGCGAGCGCGACCGGGCACCGCTGGCAGCCATCGCACTCGGCACCGATCCCGCAACGCTGACGGCACTGGCCAACGACTACGGTTATGAGCGGGTCTTTGAGCGCCAGCTTGCCGCGCTGGCAAATCATGACACGGTGCTCGTGGCGATCTCGACCTCGGGAAACTCGGCCAACATCCTCCGCGCCGCCGAGGCGGCGCTCAAGCAAGGCATCCCCGTGATCGCGATGACCGGACGCGGCGGTGGGCAACTGATCCAGCTCTCCAATCTGGCGATCGTGACACCGATCGACGGCCTGATCACCCCGCTGATCCAGCAGGTTCACCTGATCGCGGCGCACGCGATCTGCGGCCTGGTCGAGGCCATCCTGTTCCGCCCGGGGAGTCCTGAATGAGCTTCCATGTCGAGTGGCAGGGTCTCGATGAGCTCCTCGCCCGTCTGCAACGCGCCTCGCCAGACATCCGGCATCGGATGAACCTGGCGGCACGTGGTGCCGCCGAGCTCGTCGCCACCCAGGCGCGCGCCAACATGCGGAGCCTGTTCAAGGGCTCCGGGAGGGTCGCCGACATCTCGGTCCGGGTGACCCGCCGCGGCGAGGAGGTCACCGGCGAAGTCACCGCCGGCGGCACGCCCTATGCGCGGATCCACGAGTTAGGCGGCACCGTCCACCTGCCGGATATTTTCCCGGTCCAGGCTAACGCGCTGCATTGGATCAGCAAGGCTGGCGACGAGGTTTTCGCCAAGCATGCCGCCGCGCATGACGTGCATATTCCTGAGCGCTCCTATCTGCGCTCAGCGCTGACGCAGCGCGAAGCCGACATCCGGCGAGTGTTTGAAGAGGCCGTTGCCGGCGCCTTCGGGGGCGGCGCCGCCGCCGCCTAGCGGAGGGTTGCGATGACGACGTGCCCACCGACCCGCGAGCAGGTCTTCCAGGCCGTGTTCAACCTCGTCGACGGGCTACCGGGCTTTGTGCAGACGACCCGCCGCTACACGCGCCCCTCGGCCGTCGAGGCGATCAACTGCCCCTGCCTGATGACTTGGGAGCAGCCCGAGAAGACCGAGGGCAGCGAGCTCGGCTTGCGCAAGCGCTGGTGGGAAGTTTGGCTGATCATCGTGTACTACAACAACGATCCCTACACGCCCGGTGCGACGATCCTCAACCCGCTGATCGATGTGGTCGAGGCGGCGTTCGCGCCGGACAACCCGGTGCACCAGACGCAGACACTCGGCGGGCTGGTGCAGGCCGTCTACATCGACGGTCCCACGGTCAAGGCGGTCAGCGACGTCGATATCGACCACGGCCAGGGCGGGGCGGTGATCCCGGTGCGGATTTTGGTGCCCTAGTTACGGACTTCCAGCCTGGCGCCCCAAAGGTGCGTGTGCAGCAACTCGGCTGCTCCGAAGTAGTGCTGGAAGCAGATCAGTAGAGAGCCGTCTGCGCCTCGCCGCCGGAAGAAGCCGCCACTCGGTCGCGGCGGGTTTTCCGGCAGCGCATAATATTCCTCTTCATCAAGCTCGGGCCAATCCGGCGCGACCGCGCCGGTCAACCGGCAGAGCTCTTCGTAGATCGTCATATAAGGGGGTTTTCCCAATGATCACTCGCGGCGATGCCGAGGCATTGTTTCACGACAAGCGCGAGAGCGAAACACCGACGATCGGCTGATGATCGATCTTCCCGACGTTACGTTGGTGGCGATCGACAGCGGCCCGCTCGCCGAGCTGGTTGATCTGGCGGTGCGCGACTGTCTCAAGCACGTCCGCTTTGGCGGCATCATTCGCGACGTTGGCCCGCTCGGCAGCGTCGAGGCCTGGGACCGCGCCAGTTGGTACGACGTGCCGCCACTGGTGAAAACCAGTCATTACCTGATGATCCAGTGGGACAGTTGGATCGTCAGGCCGGCCGCCTGGTCCGATGAGTTTCTTGGCTACGACTATATCGGCGCACCCTGGTGGTACGCCGACCAACGCAATGTCGGCAATGCCGGCTTCTCGTTGCGCTCGAAGCGCCTCGGCCTCTATCTCGCCGAGCACCGCGAGCAATTCCCACTGCGCTTGCCGGTCGATCACAACATCTGCCGCAACTATCGGCCGCTGATGCGCGGTGACCTGCTGTGGGCACCCGATGAGGTCGCCTACCGCTTCTCGCGTGAGCGCACCGGCTGGGAGCGGCGCGAAGCCAGCTTTGGCTTCCACGGTCTGTGGAACTTCCCACTGGTGCTCGACATGCGCGGGCTCGGTGAACGCATTGCGCTGTTCAACGACTACGTCACCAGCCGGGTCGAGTACCCGCAGATGCTGCAGATGATGTACGAGCGGAGGGCGGCGGCGTGATCACACCCGACACGCTCTACTCGGTGCTGAGCTATTCGCTCTCGCAATACCCGTTCCCGGCATTGATCACCGAACTGCTCGGCGAAAAGGACCTGTCGATGCTGCGCGACGAGATCCCGCTGCGCACGCGTGAGACCGACCAGCAGACCAGATGGCACCAGCGGTTCTATGCGGCGCGCGAGATCTGGGGTCCGCTGTATATCAATTTTGTTATGGGCTTTGTGGCGGCGCAGTTCGCCGAACCCTTTCTTTTCCAGGCGATCCCGACCTTCCGCGTGCACCTGCCGTGGAATGTCGCTGTCGGGGAGTATCACAGCGACGGCGACTACGGCCATCCGGCAGGAGAGCGGAATTGGTGGGTCCCGCTGACGATGGCCTGGGGGACCAGCTCGGTCTACCTCGAGGAAGGCAAGGACCGGCGCCGCTCGATCCACGCCTGGCCCGGTGACGTCGTCGTGTTC